AAAGACAACCTCGCAACTTGGCGCATCGTGGCCTCGTCAGTGGGAACTCCGTTCTCAGTTCACTGGCTATGTATGGGCCGCCCAGCAATCCGGTCTCTCGGTACAAGGAGCTGTGGGTCGAGGCGTTTCCATTCTGAAGACGAAGTACGACACTCTCCAGGCAATGACCTATCGCTCGCCTTTCGAAATCGACCGCTGGCTCAAGCAGGTCAACCACGACCTCAAGCGGATGCAGCAGTGCTGGGAAGAGGGCTGGTGGGATTTCAACCTCGACCACGCATGCGCGGAATACGGTGGTTGCCAGTTCACGCGAGTGTGCAAATCGGCCACGCCGGAAAGCTGGCTGCCCATGTACTTCGAGCAAAGGGTCTGGGACCCACTGGCGCGGAAGCAGCTCACGGTGGCGGAGTATGAAGCCTCTTGGGGGCATGGCGTGCCGAAACCTGCGGCTTAATCCCCCGGTAGTATGAAAGCATAATCCCCCGGGATGTTCAAACAACACTTTTTTATCGAAGGCCGCTTCTATGGCACTGCCGAACGAACTGCGGAATTCTGCCGTGCGGACGCAGTTATTCCCCAATCCTACTGGTTCCTTTGCCCCATCTGCGGGGACCAGTGGGCGAAGGTCATTACAGATACACCCGGACGGGGAAGGTGGTCACCTGTTATTCATTCCTGCCGAAAGTGCGGAGGATTCGGCTCGATACAGCGACCTTATGATGAAAGATATACAGCAGCGCTCCCGCTCCCTGTGCTGCGGTGGGAATTTGACAGGGAGCTTGAACGATATGACAGAGAAAAAGGAAATCAAGATGGAACGAAATGAAAAAGCGTATGCGGACAACAGTCACAAGGTTGCGGAGAACTGGGGAAGTACTGAAGGTCCTAAGGAAGTCCGGCCCAACACATCTTCCAACTTTGCCGCAGCTATGTGCCTTGTCGAAGCCGACAAAGCCCATCGCTCTCTTCAGGCCGACCAGGTCCTGATGATGCGCATGGTGATGCCAATGCTGTCTTCCGGCTTGCGCCAGTTGCAGCAGGGAATCAATCGCTGGATGAACCACCAGGGTTTCTGGTCGCGGTCCGGACAGTCGGAAGAAGCGGCGCGCTGGCAAAAGGGGGAAAAAATCGCCCTTATCCACTCTGAAGTCAGCGAGCTGCTTGAAGGCGTCCGTGAAGACAAGGGCATCCGCAATGAAGGCGAAGAATGCGCTGACATCGTCATCCGCGTTCTGGACTACTGCGAGCAGTACGACATCGACATCGCCACTTACATCGAAGACAAGATGTACAAGAACTACCAGCGGCTCTTCCGCCACGGCAAGGTTTTCTGATGCGTAGCCTGACCTTTAAAGTCAATTTGGTTGAAGAAGGTTGGGCTGCTTTTGAAACAGCAGTCCTTGACCCCAAGATGGCTCCCCCGGAAGCCAGAAAGGCGCTCAAGGCTGCTTTTTCAAAGGCGCTGACTACATGATGACGATGCTCAAAAATCTTGGTGAATCCGATGCGCCAGAAGAAGTCGGCGCAGCAGTGCTTGCGAGTGTGGAGGCAGAGCTTTTCGACTTCAATCACAAGCTCAACCAGCCTGGCATCACTCTTCCCAACGTCTTTCAAAAGCACTAAGCATGACCTCTACGCTGAAGCATGAATACTCTTGCGCTGGCGGTTGCGGCAAGAAGTCCTCTGACCCAGAGCAATCTGGCTGGGAGCTTCTTCCCATAACCGGACGTTTTCGCTGTGGACAATGCACGCGGGACCTCCAGGAAATTTCGAGGGATAAGCCTCAAACCGGCCAGACGGAATCTGGAACCTTTGACAAGTGAGCAAAGAAATGACAATTACAACAGCAACAAATGACCAACAGCTTGGAGAGCCTGGTAGCATAGCTTCCGAACTTTCCGGCGTCAACGTCCTCCTTATCGGCCCCGCCGGTACAGGCAAGACCTACGACATCGGCACCCTGGTCGAAGCCGACCCCAAACTCGAAGTCTTTTTCCTCGGCATGGAATCAGGCATCGAGTCCCTATTCGGCTTCTGGAAAGACAAGGGCAAGCCAATCCCGCCGAATCTCCACTGGCACGTGCAGGCAGCTCCCAAGGCTTCCTTCACTGAGCTGATGGATTCCGCCAAGCTCGTCAACACCATGTCGCTCAAGGCTCTGGCCGAAATGTCAGACCCCAATCGCTCCAAGCATGACCAGTACATCAAGCTTTTCGAAGTCCTGAACAACTTCCCAGACGACCGTACAGGAACGAAGTTCGGCTCTGTCGACAGCTGGACACCTTCCCGCGCCCTTGTCATCGACGGCCTCACCGGCCTGGGCCGCGCAGCCATGTCTCTTGTCATCGGTGGCAAGGCTGTGCGTTCGCAAAGCGACTGGGGCATTGCCCAAGACCAGCTGGAAAAGCTCCTGCGCATGTTCTGTGATGGTTGCAGATGCCATGTTATCGTCCTGGGTCACGTTGAGCGCGAAGTCGATGCAGTCCTCGGCGGAACGAAGATCATGGTTTCTACCCTTGGCAAAGCCTTGGCGCCGAAAATCCCTTCCATGTTCTCCGATGTCATCATGGCAGTGCGCAACGGCGACAAATGGCTTTGGGACACCAGTTCCCCAATGGCCGACCTCAAGACCAGAAACCTCCCCATTGCCGGCAATCTTGCCCCTGACTTCAAACCTGTCATCGACAAGTGGAAAGGTCGCGGCGGGGTTATCTAAACCTTCGCAAAAAGTATTTGACAACTTAGCCCAGCCAGGCTAAGCTGATAAATCCCGTATGACGACCTGGCAGGCGTTGTAAAACGGGTCATGTAGCCTGCTATTTACCTTAATCTTTCTTTTCACTTTCAAGGAACATTCTCATGTCACTTTTTGACCCTTCAACATTTCTGGAAATGCAAGTCGCGGAAGCGAACTCCACCGTCTCCGTCCCCGTACCAGCAGGCGAATTCATGGGCTACATCGAAAAAGTCGAAGCCCGTCCCTGGACCTCGCGCACCGACCCTTCCAAGTCCGGCGTGGCCCTCGATGTGCTCTGGAACGTGGATGATGCCGGCGTCAAAGCCCTGCTCGACCGCGAAAAAGTGACCGTGAAGCAAGGCATCATGCTGGACATCACCGAAACTGGTGGCCTGGACATGGGCCGCGGCAAGAACGTCGGTCTGGGCCGCTTGCGCGAAGCCACTGACCTGAACGCTCCTGGCCAGCCTTTCGGCTTCACCATGCTCGTCGGCCGTCCAGCCAAAATCGTCATCGAGCATCGTCCTGACCCCAAAAACCCTGAAGTCGTTTACTCCGAAGTCAAGGCCGTCGCCAAGCTCTAAGCCGAAGCGCACTTTGTGAAGAATCCCAGGGCTACCCGCCTTGGGGTTTTTTGCTAAGGGCACTGGCATCACATCCGAAGCTGGAGGACTTGTCTCCTCCCTCAAAACCTTTCCAGCCTAGGGCTGGTGCCCTCTTTTTATTTTTTCAGTGAGCACTCGAATGGCATTTGCCCGCAGTCATAACTTCAATATCCCCCGGGCGATAGGACGCATTATTTGCGTTCGGGCGGTTACCCTATCAACCCCAATTTTTAACGCGCGCATGGGCCGAATCCGTTGAGATTTGCCCTATTTCTGCACGCCCTTCTAACCCGTTTTTCCACTCCCGAAAGATTGTATGAAACTGATAAAACTTGCATCCCTCATTATTCCAGAAAATCGTCAACGACAGGTATTCGAAGCCCAGGCGATGGAAGAACTTCGCACCTCGCTGGAGACGATTGGCCTGATGCACGCTGTCGTTGTCCGGGATACGTCAGAGGGTCCAACCCTGGTTGCAGGCGAACGTCGGACGAAAGCGATTGAAGACCTCTGGATGCTGGGAGGGAAGCTGAAGTTCGATGGACAGGAAATTCCGGAAGGTTTTCTCCCGACCGTGACCCTGGGCGACCTCTCGCCGCTGGAAGCGGAAGAAGCGGAGCTTGATGAAAATCTGCGGAGGAAGGACTTGACCTGGCAGGAACACGCTGCGGCGGTGGAGAAGTTGCACAAGTTGCGGCAGGCGCAGAAAGCCGATTATCAAGCCACACGCCACCTTCTTGACGAAGACCCACTGACACCAGAAGAATCTCGACCACACACCGTCGCAGACACTGCCAAGGAACTCCACGGACGGTCTGACGGCTACTACCAAGATACTGTCCGCAAGGAACTCATTGTCGCCCAGCATCTTTCCAACCCCGAAGTCGCAAAGGCCAAAAATGTCGACGAAGCCTTCAAAGTCCTCAAGCGCAGTGAAGCCTCCGCAGCCAACATCGCCCTTGCTGCCAAAGTCGGAGCAACCTTCACCGCAGAACTTCACCGCGCTTTCAATACCAAGTGCGTGGAGTGGATGCGAGCTTCACCAGCAGGTTATTTCGACGTCATACTCACTGACCCTCCATACGGAATGGGAGCTGATTCTTTTTCCGATGGAGGCGGTAAGCTCACTGGCATCACGCATCAGTACGACGACAGTCACGAAGCCTGGAAAACCCTCATGGCTGCTTGGTGTCCCGAATCCTTTCGCGTCGCCAAGCCAGAAGCCCATGCCTACGTCTTCTGCGACATTGACCGCTTCCACGAACTCAAGGTTCTCATGCAGGCTGCAGGCTGGTACGTCTTCCGAACCCCTCTCATTGACTACAAGACTGATTCGGGACGTGTACCCTTGCCAGACCGCGGACCGAGGCGTCAGTGGGAAATGGTGCTCTATGCCATCAAAGGTAACAAGACCGTAACCCACATCTACCCTGATGTCATCCCCTGTCAGGCCGATTCCAACATGACCCACGGTGCGCAGAAACCTGTCGCTCTCTACACCAACCTTCTGAAGCGTTCAGTGAAACCCGGCGACCGGGTGCTGGACTCTTTTTCTGGCTCCGGTACCATTTTCCAGGCTTGTCACGAAATGCAATGTGAAGCCACTGGTCTGGAAGAAAACCCAGAGTACTTCGGCATGGGCTTGCGTCGGCTGAAGATTCTCAAGGAAACGGCAGACCCGATGTCTGGCTTGCTTGACCTCGTTGGACCAGCTTTGCCGTGAAGCCCAGGCTCTACTTCAAGCACCACGTCTGGGGGTGCCGGTCCGTGCATCCCGGATGGGGACTTGTTCTGGGCTACGGTTACACACCAAAGCAGGCCTACTCAGACTGGCAAGCTCACTTAAAAAGATTAGAAGAAAGAGAAAAATGATTCCTCCCTCAGGCCCCTGTCCCGCTAAAATAATGATTGTGGGCGAAGCCCCTGGCGACAATGAAATCCGCGAGGGTATGCCCTTCGTCGGCTATTCCGGCCAGGAACTTAACCGTATGCTCCAGGAAGCTGGAATCATGCGCAGCAATTGCTTTGTCACCAACGTCGTCCGCATTCGTCCGCCTGGCAACGATGTCTCCACCTTCTTCGCCCAGCGTAAGGCCGACATCACAATCCAACACGTTAATCTTCACGATAAGATG